GCTGCTTTCTCTTCTAGCGCCAGAAGAGAAAGCAGCATCAGGTTGTGCTGGCATCCCACCAAACAGGTCGGCGACCTTGTTGATTATCCCCTCGGCATAGTCTGATTGCTTGCCATAGCGTCTAGTGAACTGACCGGCAGAGAAAGGTATCGTCCCAGCAGTAGCCTCAAAGATTTGCGCTGTTCGGTTTGTGCCAGCCTGACCAGGAGTCAGTGCAGTCTCTCCGGTGAATCCGAGTTGACGTGCCTTTGCTGCTGTATCAGCAGCGCGTACCTGTGCGGTGGTTTGAGCAGGCGCTTGTCTTTGCGTCATCCCTGCTCCACCAACTGCCGTAGATGCCGCCATCGCCGCAAGAGTAGCGGCAGCAGGCCCATAACCTTGTGCAGCTTCAGCAGCAGCCTGACCAGCAGCACCGGCAGGCACTGAGGTCACCATCTGCGCAACTGGACGCTGCGCCATCTGAGTGCTGATTGCTCGTGCCATAGGCGTCGTGGCGGTCCTTGCCAAGGTCTGTAATCCAGACATTTGAGATGCTGTACTACCAAGTGCGCCAAGGCCAGTCTGCAATGCACGCTGACCTGTCGTTTCTGCTTGTGGCACGCCCAACTGCGTCAGCAAGTCCTGCGTGGCTTGTGATGGCATTGTCATGCGGCCATACTGACCACCAGTAACCTTTTCAGCGCCAGCGGTGGCCGTGTTTATGAGTGCCGTCAGCGCATCAGCGGCTGGCAGCGCCAAACCACCCGCCAGCATACCTACAGGCCCGAATGGAGCGCCCATTGCAGCACCGAGTAGTGGTGGAGCCAGACCGCGTACCGCTGCTCCTGTATAGCTTCCTTGCGGTTGTGTTGTTTGCTGCTGTGTGCGTGGATACGGTGCGCGTGTCTGCGGTCTTACCCTGGTAAGCACTTGCGCGGCTGCACCATCTCCATACACCTCATCAAATTGCGGCGCAAGATTAGGATTCTGCGAAAGAAGATAGATGTCTTTTGTCGTTGGTTTTTTATCGGCCATGATTATCTCCCGAATGGATTAGACGGCACGTACTGGAATCCTTTAAGACTCTTGTTGTTTGCATAGAAGTAATTCTCTTGCTGCTGCGCAAAGTCTTTTTGCTTGATAGCCAAGTTCTGAATGTCTTTGAGTGCTGTGACTTTAGACTCTGCTGATACCCTTGGATTAGCTAAATCTCCGACTGCCTTGTCGTATCGTTTCGCGTCAGCGTCTGATGTAGGACCACTAAATTTAGGAGTCTTCAGAGCCAACTGCTGCGAGAGTTGAGTTAGCCTATCGTTTGCCTCTTTAGCTTCTGTGGAAAAGCCTACTGCTCCAATCAGACCCTTAACACCAGATTCAACAACGCCACCGTATGCTTTGGAGATCAGTGGCAATGCCGTCGCAGCAATAGATGCGCTATCTTCAGCAGATTTAGCCGCCGTAGCAATACTTTGAACTGTATCGAAATCCTTCTTCTGGATATACGATAGTTGCTCTGGTCTATTAGCTTCCATCTCTCTACGCAAGTCCAAGGACTGCTGTGCAATTTGAGCAGTCAATCGCTTACCTTCAGCAGATTGATCGAGACCCTGCTGCCGTAATGCAGCCAGTTGTGCCCTATTTGCCTCTATGCCAGCTTGAGTTTGTGCGAACTGTGCTGCCTGTTGCGCTCTTTGTGCTTCTCTATCAGCGGCAGCCTGTGCAGCCTGTGCAGCAAGTTGATCTCTTTGCGCCTGTATGCCAGCAGCAGTTTGCTGGAACTGCGTGGATGCCTGCAATCTCTCGCCAATTTGCCGGACTCTCTCATCAGCCTTTTCTTGGTCCATCTGACCAGACGAATAGCTTCTCTCGTATTGTTGAGCAATCTTCTTAATGCTATCTGGCACTGTCGGGTCAGACGTAAACACACTGAATGGATTCTCTTGCGCTGCACCAGTACCAGTGAACCCAGCCCTGCGCAACTCAGGAACCAACTTAGCAATCTGCGAAAGACTCTCCAGCGGGTTCTTCGACAGCATCGCCAGGACTTGCAGCTTATTGGGGTCAATAGTCAACTGCCGAGATGCAGGCGTCACCTCTGCACCAGGCATGATGTTGCCCTCATCATCTCTCACCACTCGCGCAGGGATGCCGTTGATGGTCATCTGCTCTGGAGTCAATGTGCTCTTAAATGCTTGCGGCAACAGTTCCCGCATTTGTCTCGCTCTGATAGTCTCCTCGTCTTGAAGTTCTTTCACGCGCTTGGCTTCGTCCATCCTGCGTTTCATCTCCAGACTCTGGAACATATTCTGCTGCGCAGCTTGGTAACCCTGCTGGCCTGCACCATAAGCCTGCCCAAGCGCCTGGCCGAGTCCTACAGGCACTCGGCTCGGGCCAGATGCCGCAAGCAGTTGCATGGCCGCTGCCATTACGCCCTGGTTCTGTAGCTGCGCTCTTTGCTCTGGCGTCATGTACTCGTCCAGCGCGGATGATCCACCAAACATATCACCCAGCAGGCCGAGTGTGCGGCGTGGTGCTGCTTCTTGCGCTGCTGGTTCAGCTTGCGCTCCTGCTGCATCTGATGCAGCCATAGCACGATAGTTGGGATTGTCTTGCGCCATCACGTCTTCAATGACAACAGGCGCTCTCGATCCACCAGGCATAAAGCCTAGTTGATTTGGCGTCTTGAATCTTTCGCCAGCGGCAGCAATCAATGCATCTTCCGATTCACTTGGCATTGGCTGCATCTCGCTTGTGTCAATCAAGCCAGCACTAGGAGTAAATCCCAAACCAGGTGCATTAGCCCTTAAGTTAACGCCTAGCGGATTAACTTGTTCTTTAGGGTATATGAAAGGTGGCTTGATGCGCGAAATGTATTGCGGGTTTGACATCTGGTCAATGTAGACCGGCTGACCAGGCATACCCGTAATCTCGGGACGATTCATGCGCGTGAGAATGTCTTGTATCGTAGGTCGATACTGCCGATTCAGAAAATATGGGCTGGTGTATGTACCAGGACCAGATAGCCCACCAAGGTAATACTGGCTAGGGTCAAATTGTGTTGCCATTCTGTTCCCCTTATCCAAAGTATCCAAGCAGACCGCCAATCGTAGCGCCAAGTCCACCGTAGTTTGCACCGCCTAACTTCTGACCGGCCAATGCACCACCCAAAGCACCTGACAATGGGTTCGTGTAGTACGGCTGGCTTTGAGTCATGCCGAGGTTTGGCAAGCTAGTGCTGAGTCCACCAGTTGCAATCTGCAGCTTCTCCAAACCGATGTTGCGCAGGGCATCCAACTGAGCCTGCTCCAACTGCTGACGCGCACCGCCTAAGCCCATGACCGCCTGGCCGCCGGAGATGTTCGCTCCCTTGGCGTACTGTGCCAGACCAGCAGCTTGGCCGTAACCAGCGGCACGCATCTGCGCAGCGGTGTCAGCAGCCTGCTTGATGGCAGCAGCGTTTGTGAGTGACTCCTGTACTCCCTGGCGTGACCCGCCAAAAGCGCGTGCAGCGGTAGCCGCCTGCCGGTCCTTGAGACGTTGGGTCTCCAATGAGCCACCAACATCAGCCAATGCACGCTGGACCACCTCGTTCTCGTAGGGGTTCATGAACTGCTGGATGGACTCGCCAGTGAATGGGGTCAATGCCTCATTCGTGACTTGCTGCTCTCCGGCCGTATACAAAGGATTAAACCCTGCGAATTGTCGTGCTGGTAATGCACCCGCAACGCTCTGCGCCTGTCCGATGTTGCGTAGATACGCCGCCTTCAGATCAGGGTCAATTGCTGTGGTGCTAGTTGTGCTGCCGCCGCCTTTAGACATATCGTTTCTCCTTACATTTCGAGCAAGCCGCGCAGCTTGCCCTTTGAAATCTTGCCTGAGTTAATGGCATCCATCAACTCGATACCATATTTTTTTACCGCCTTGTCGTTGATGACGTACTCGCCATCCTTGAGAGCACCGTAACCGTCATCTGGACCCATTGGGTTCGGGCCTTGCAAGTGCATCATGGAGACGTGACCGCCTTTGGCGTAGCCGCCTCCTCTACCCCACCCACCTCTATCACCACCTGGCTCACCTCGTCCCGCAGCGCCATCACCACCGCCGCCGTACCCGCCACCGCCTTGACTATCACCCCTATCCATTCCAGAAAAATCAGTGCTGTTTATGGCATCCCGAACTGCTTGCGTGTCTGGTGTGCTTGGTGCTGCTGAAATGCTTCCCCTATCCATTCCAGAAAAATCAGTATTGTTTATAGCGTTTTGAACTGCTTGTGTGTCTGGTGTACTGACAAAGCCACCATTAACAAAGTTATATTCTCCAGGAAGTACATCCCTTACTGGGGCTTTGGGTACTCCTGGTGCTAGTGGTTTACCTAGATCTCCATACTTGAAATTTGTGTACATATTACTTAAAGCGGGCAATACGCCAACTTCTGTAAATACATCGTTTAAAAGCGTCCTATATGGGTTTATTCGACGAACATCTGCCATGTGCATTGCTCTTTCAGCGGGGCTTAATGCTGCAAGCTGCGCCGCTGACATTACATCTTTTACTGTTGTTTCTTTAGTGGGATCGTACCTGTCAATGCTCAAATAGTCTTGCGGAGCGTTATAAGCTGCTTCACGTTCTGCACGTTGCTCTGCTGATTGCCCACCACCGCCACGCATAGGTGCAGCACCCTGCGCAATGATCTCTTCGTAACGGTTTGCTGGTGCAGCATACGTCTGAGGCTGCGAAACGTCATAGCCGCCGGTGTAGCTTTGCGGATATCCGAAAAACGAATACGGCTGCGACTGCCTGTATTGAGACATGATCTCAGCGTAACGGTTTCTTGTCGCCATCTACAACTCCTTGCTAAGAATATGCCACTTAGGGGCATATCCCTCGTCTGCTAAAAATGTCCTTGCCCAGCCCTTACGGCCAGCCAGGGTAACTCGCGTGCAACCGATCTGCTTACCCCAAGCCTCGATGTGTGGTCGCATCCGCTTGAGTTCATCTAGGTCGCCGCCAGCAAGAAAATAGTGCAGATTCTTGAGTCGCGGATAGACAATGATCTCTGTGATGACTGCGCTATTAATCCCAGGCCAAAGCTGGAATCTGTTCTCCTCTACACCCTGCGCAACATCTTGAAGAGTGTGGGTTCCTGCTGAGTATTCTAAGGCGGCTTCGATGTGTTGTGCCAACCGCCAGAAATCCTCCATTACCGTTTCCCTGCCGATGTAGCCTCCAGCCGCATTACTCCTACCCGCCAATCGTCCAAGACGCTTCCGGTAACCTTCATCTTGACTGACCGGCCTGAGAACCTGGTATCGGTTGGAGCCTTGGCGCTAAACGGGCCGTAACTCACTTCGTCCGATGTCGGGTACATCCTGGCTGTAAATGAGATTAGGACCTCTCCTAGCGTCTGCTCGTCAGGAATCACCGACCTGACGGCCATCACGTTGTCGCCGTTCCCGAGTTCAATCGGACCGGACTGCGCATAGGGAGAAACCGAGTCGTAGGTGTATCCAACTTCGTGATCGTAGATGTACCCGTCAGTTCCGACCATCATAGGATTGACGAATACACCTCGATCTGTTCCAGCGGTGCGCGCCATCAATCCGAAATACCAAGTGCCTTCACGATAGTTATAGGTGACATAACTGTCATTCTCAGTGGAGGACAGCGACGGGTAGAACCAGGTCACCTCACCATAGGTAGAGTTGTGGACGGCGTAGACCTTGGACGCCTGGGCGTAGTTGATATTGTTGAAGACGTAGTCCCCGACATCGCACTGCATAGGCTTGACGTACCCATCGTAACTCCAAAAGCCGCTGCTGCTCATCCATAGACATGAGGTATCGATGGCCGCCACCGCCTGCGCTGAGATGACGCCGCACCCGCTGCCAACCTTCTCAAAACTGTAGACGAATGGCAGGCCGATGTAGTTAGCGACGTGCGCGTCAACGTCTGTCAATAGGAGGTTGACGCCTCGCACGCGCTTGCCGCACCTCAGAGATCCTGGTGTCGCTAGTTCAAAATCACCAGCCTGGTTGTTGGCTGCCGCCGTCCAGGTTGTGTTGTTCTCCTGGTCCGACCACTTCACCAGACGCGGGTTACCCGATGCGCCAAGAGCAAACATAATGCGCTCACTGGTGACCATTACCGCCGCGCAGCTTGTAGGTGCGTTGGTGATGACAGCCGCGATAGTGGGAGTCGTGAAACCTAGCTGCCACTCGTACAGCTTGCCGTCTGTAGTGCTGCAAGCTACTAGGTACTCGCCCCAAGTGTCTAGGCTCCAGGTGGTGGCCGGTACTGATCCGGTGTCAGGTCGCGCAGTGCCATAAGACAGGCTCCCATATGTCCAATAGCCGTAGCCTGTAGTGCCAGTGGCGTTAGCAGAACCAGCCGTGAAACCTGTCGGGGTAATGTCCTTGACCACTCCTAGCGCATTCATCGCGTACAACTTGGATTGCGTACCCATGCCAGCCCATCGGTTGGCGCTGTTATCTCTCCAGGCAATGATGCCTCGGCATATGCCTGTCATGGCAGACGTTGACTTCTTGCGCCACCCGCCAATAGGTCGCAGGGTATTTTCAAACCAGCGCACCAGGTTGGAGTCGTACCAGCGACCCATTGACTGATATTCAGTCCCGTTGCGGTAGACGCCTGGGGGAATCTTGAGGGGAATGAGTGCCATGATTACACCGATAGGTTGGAGACAAACGACAGTGTAACGATGGCCGACGGTACTGCTGGCCTGGTCGGAGAAGTGCCTGCCGGATACTGCTCAATCGACACTCCGACATCAGTAGGCCGCCACATGATCTCCACATAGTCGTTTGCGTTAAGGCTTACAAAATAGTTTATTGCTGCAATTATGTGGAACGGGTCGCCAACGCCTTTTCTGGGTGCAAACCCAAACCTTGAGTTCGACTTGTCAATGTTTGTCCCATTCTTTCTGAACCAAACGTCAACGTCTTGGGATGCGTTTGTCGTGTTCGTAAACTGGATGGAGAACTGGACGTTGTATATACCCGACTGCGATACGTTCAGCCTGGATGAGTTTGAGAGAGTGACGCCGTTGCTGAAGTCGGTGGTGTCAAAGGTGACGGCGTAGGCCGTTGTGGTATTAGCCGCGACCTGGTCTGTGGAGTCCTGGAACGCGCCATAAGGAGTGTTGAGGTACTTTCCTCCACGCGGTCCGAATAACGCTGCCAGGGCGTTTGTGACGCGGCCTGCGTAGTTCCCGATGTTGCTGAATGTTTGGCTAAAGAACAGGCGGTCATACACCTCGCCAGGGTTGCCGATATTCGGCTGCGCTGGCGTTGTGATCTGGCCGCTGTAGTCGCTCATACGTTCCGTTCAAAGTGTGGGCAGTCCACCAAACTCTTGAAGTTTCCACCCCACCGATTCTTCGGATGCAGGCTTTCCCAATACGCGCCTAGCGGAGCTAGGATAGCCTTGTCCCAGATGATTTTCCCATCCTTGAAGAAGTTCAAGTCGATGGCGCAACGCTTGAGATGGATGCTGTTCATGGTCTTAGACCGGCCCGTCTTGAAGTAGATGGCCTGCTGCTCTGGTGTACGCGCCAACTCGCCACCAGTGACCATAAATCCCAGATCTGTGGCGTGCTGGATCAGCTTGCACATATCCAACAGGAATGCGGC